ATACCCGTCTCCTATTTTTCAAGGAGAAAGAATAGAAAATCATAAATGGGGAATGCCTAATCAAGATAATGCTTACGTGATTGGTTGGACTCGTCTTACTGATCGCATGGCTATATTACCAACAAAATTAGAAGCACCTAAATTAGCATCCAACATTCCAGGTCTTGAACGTGAACGTAAAAGAGCGCAAAGACAAGTTGCAGGTTTGTTTGCAGAGGCAATAAATAAATTAAATAGAGAAGGTGTAAGAAGAGGTCTTAACCAAGGAGATCTAGATTTAATTAATGAATTGTCACTGGAGCAGATTATGACTCAATATGGTGATACATTAAATCAAATAAGCCCAGGTTTGTTAGATCAGATAGACGAGCTCATAGTTAAAGTAAGAGATATAGATGCAGAAATTAATAAAGCATCCACGCCTGATACAAGCGGTATTGTAAAGGTCACTTTTGCTGATGAAATACAATCAGACATAATGCAAGCAGCAGCTGGTAGAAAACAAAAATTATTAGCTACTTTAAGAAAGATTGCAGATGAGGGAAGAGAATCAACAACTCTTCCTGAACTTAGCAGAATAGGAAACGATGCCCTAGCTTTTTTTGAAGAAAATAAATCAGTGTTTAGACCATTAAGAAAAAGCCAAACAGAAGTAGACATAATAGGGGACAGATTAGCTAAATATGATGCAGAAGTAGATGAAATTATTAATAGATATATCGAAACAAGAGAACTTGATCCTGCAACTGTAAAAAGGCTTCAAGAAGCTTTGAATGAGAATATTAATAACATGATTGATGAGTTGATGCAGATTGATACAAAAACATATGATGGACTGTTTCCTGATCTGCCATTTAAAAAACGTGAAGAATGGGCAGATGCACTTATTAAAAAAGATTTGTTTGAACTTGCCTACAGAAAATTTATTTTAAAAGATCCAAATGTCCCAGACTATTATGCAGTGTCGCCGCAAGAACTTGTTATAAAAAGATACAGTTTTAAAGGTGATTCATCAACACCTGCAGATGTAAGGGCTGCGGACAAAAAACGACAAATTGATTATTTTATGGCAAGAGGAGAGTTTACAGATTCAGAGTATAAGGGTGTTGGTATGTCTGAGTTTTATGGTGGGCCAAACGCAAAAGATCCTAATGGCAAACATTACACATCAACAATAGAAAAAATATTAAAAACACAAGCAAAACAAAACAACTCTGAGTTCGTAGTTTTAAACGTACAGACGAAAACGGGAGCAAGAGGAGTTTATAAGGTTTTTGATCAAAATGATAATATAGTTGCAACTCTTACAAGCCCAACTCAAGCTGAGAGATTAAAAGAATCAAATCCTTTGTATAGAATAGAAAGAACAGATGTGCCTGATTTGAAAAGCACGACCCCATCTTTTGCTATTAAAATTACTGAAGAAATGCTAGAACCGTACAAAACACACAAAGCTAAAGGTGGACTTGTGAGCATGATTGATATATTTGAGGTAGCTTAATGGTTGAAAGAAGAATTACGGGTGAGCCCACAGAAATCACTACGGAATCAATAACTGTTGAAACTCCAGAGGATGAGTTAACCGTAGAAAATGTCGAAATGACAGACGATGGTGGTGCAATAATTAATCCTGTTGAAACACCACCAGAAGATAGATTTGACGCAAACTTAGCAGATTTTATTGATGAAGAAGATTTACAAAATTTGTCTTCAGATCTTATGCAGGAATACAAAGATGATAAATCATCAAGAGATGAGTGGTATGATTCATACTCAAAAGGTTTAAAACTACTTGGATTTAATTATGAGGATAGATCTCAACCTTTTTCTGGTGCTAGTGGTGTAACACATCCTTTACTAGCAGAAACAGTAACACAGTTTCAAGCACAAGCTTACAAAGAACTTTTACCAGCTAATGGTCCAGTAAGGACACAGATAATTGGAGAACAATCTTCACAAAAAGAAGATCAAGCACAACGTGTGCAAGATTTTATGAACTATCAAATCATGCACGTCATGGAAGATTTTGATCCAGATCTTGACCAAATGTTATTTTATTTACCTTTATCAGGATCAGCATTTAAAAAAATTTATTTTGACACAACTCTCAATAGGGCTGTGTCTAAGTTCGTGCCAAGTGAAGATTTAATTGTACCATACAGCGCAACAGATTTAGCGACAGCAGAAAGAGTTACACACGTCATAAAAAGAAATGAAAATGAAGTACGTAAAATGCAGGTGCAAGGTATTTATAGAGATGTAGATTTACAGTATCAAGATGAAGATTCTAATTCAAATATACAACAGGCAGTCAACAAGCTTGACGGTGTAAGACCCACTGGTTCAGCATATAAGAATGATGTTTATACATTATTGGAAATACATTGTGATCTTGATGTACCTGGTTATGAAAATGACGACGGGATAAAATTACCATACATTGTAACAATAGACGAAGGTTCACAACAAGTATTGTCAATCTATCGAAACTTTGAAGAAGACGACTCTTTTAAGAAAAAGAAACAATATTTTGTACATTATAAGTTTTTACCTGGTCTAGGGTTTTATGGTTTTGGTTTAATTCACATGTTAGGTGGATTATCGAGAACTGCAACGTCAGCTTTAAGACAATTAATAGATGCAGGGACATTGTCAAACTTACCTGCAGGATTTAAAGCTAGGGGTTTAAGGATACGTGATGACGATAATCCGTTACAACCTGGTGAATTTAGAGATGTAGATGCACCAAGTGGCGATTTACGTGCAGGTTTATTACCGTTACCATACAAAGAGCCAAGTGCTACTTTGTTTCAACTTTTAGGTTTTGTTGTACAATCAGGTCAACGTTTTGCCACAATTGCTGATCAAAAAATAGGGGACAGTGTTGCTGCAAATGCACCTGTTGGAACTACAATGGCTTTGATTGAGCGTGGTTCAAGAGTAATGAGTGCTATACATAAAAGATTACACTATGCACAAAAAACAGAATTTAATTTATTAGCAAAAGTATTTAAGGATTTTTATCCACAAGTTTATCCGTACGATGTAGGCAAAAATGCTGCTGCTGTATTCAAAGCTTCAGACTTTGATGAGAGAGTAGATATCATGCCTGTGTCAGATCCTAATATTTTTTCAATGTCACAACGTGTTACCTTGGCTCAGACACAATTACAAATGGCACAATCTGATCCAAAACAACATAACTTGTATGAAGCATACAAAAGAATGTATCAAGCTTTAGGTGTAAAAGATATTGATGCAATACTACCTGTTCCAAAACCAGATGCACCTAAAGACCCTGGTATTGAAAACGCAGATGCTTTGCTTGGTAAAAAATTAGTTGTATTCAGAGGACAAGCTCATCAACAACACATTGAAGCACATAGAGTATTTATGTCTTCAATGTTAGTAAGAGCAAACCCACAAGCAACAATTATTTTACAAGCTCACATAATGGAGCACATATCTCTGCTTGCAAGAGAGGAAGTTGAATTACAGATGCAAGAAGTTATACAACAAGAGGCACAAAAATTTGGTGGACAAGTACCACCACAGTTGCAAATGGAGTTTCAAAAACAACTTGAAGTACAGGTCGCTGATAAGGTTAGTGATTATATTTCAGAAATGTTCATAGAGGAGCAAGAAGCTATGCAAGGACAAGGACAGGATCCTTTAATTGGACTAAAACAACAAGAATTACAGCTAAAAGCACAAGATTTACAACGAAAAGCAGAGAATGATAGTCAAAAATTAGAATTAGATGCTGCAAAACTTGATCAACAAGCAAAAATAGCACAAGATAAGATTGAATCTAATGAAGATATTGCGCAACTACGTGCAAATGTTAATCTTGATAAGCAAAAACAGTGAAAAAAAGAGAAAAAAAGGTCGCAAAAGTAATGCGAGAGTTTAAAAAAGGTAAATTAAACATTGGCGGATCGAAAAAAAAGGTTAAATCTAGAAAACAAGCAATAGCAATTGCCTTAAATGAAGCAGGAATATCTAAAAATGGGAAACGCAGAAGAAAAACTAGCTGATTACTTTGACAAGCTGATGTATATAGCAAAAAATAGTAGTAAAAGCTCTGAAGATAGTGTACTTTTAGCTGGTGCTATGATGGCTGCAGCAAGAGTTCTATTTTATGATCATCTAACTGCAAAAGAAGCTCAATCTTTATTAGATCAAGGTGGTCTTGACCTAATTGAACTTGTAAAACCAACGATACACTAATGAATTTTAAAAAAACAAAAGTAGAAGTAGTAAAAACAAAAAACCCTTTTCCAACTTTGAAAGTTTCGTCTGATGCAGCAATTGTTTATTCACCTTACGTTGTAAAACAAAACAAAGGTGGAGGCCCAAAAGGGCAGACAAGCAAGGCTCAAATCAAAAAAGTTGATTTTAAGGGCGTAAAGTAATAAAAACCTTAAAACAAAGGAGGTTTGTATGAAACTAGTACAAGATCTATGGGCTCACTTAAAAGAGTGGTCCGACTGGAGTATGAAGG